TAGGAGGCGGAGAGACTTTGCCCATCCTTCCTTGCTATCGTGTACGACGATGGTGTGCTCTGAATCAAACAAGTTTTCTGGCACTTCGGGCAGACGGTTAATGTACTTTGATTCAACTGAGAATCCAACGCCAGTTCCGCAAAGCAAAATGAACATGGCTTCGTCAAAGCTCTTGGGGTCATCCACTGGGAGATAGCTGCAATTATAGATGCAAGTATTGTCACGATCGGCACTCTTTCCTGCCGTCATCATGGCTCGCATGGAAGGCATTAAATCTAAGTTATGGATTGAATCAAAAATCTCTTTTTTTAATTCGGTGTTATCTTGTATTGCTGGGGTACGACTAAAAATATAATCTACAAAACGTTGTACTGTCTCTGGCCAAGTCTCTCTGCGTTGCTTGTCATCGATAAAACGGGCATATCTGCTGGCGGCTATATATTCTTGATATTGATCCATGGTTTCTTTTATTGTTATATTGTTGATGAAAAAGGGAGGCCGCAGTTTCTACGGACACTCCCTGTACTACTGAAAGGAACTACTACTTTTTATACTGCAAAATCTGCTGCTGCTGATGTAGCACCGCCAAGTGCTTCACCATCTTCTAACTTCTGCAAGTTATTCAAACCGCATGCAATACCTTTTGAGCCTTGCGCGTTGTATGGATAAAATGTAATCGAGGCACGGCCATAGCAACCACTGTAGAACTCGCTAGGATCGATGATTGCGTTCATTTCTGCATCAACGATACCGGGCTTCTGCGCGCTATTAGCATTGATAAAATAGCTATTAACATAAGCAGGATCTTCTGGTTTCTCTACATCACCATCGCGTAAACCGCCTTTTAACATTGGGGGAACTTTGCCTCCAAAATATCCTGCGGATCCTGTTTTGCACTCAGCAAACGCTTTTTCAAGTTTGCTAACTGTTTCCTTGTCAGACTTAGGAATAATTAAGGATATGGAATACTTTGGTGTGCCACCCTCTACGGACGCTTTGGGTTGAAACACGTTGGCGTAAGAAAAACGAACTTTGCCAGTTACTACTTTTACTTTTTGAGCTGTGCTCATAATAACTCCTGTTTAACGTTAGAACCAATCTTCAATCGGGGTTGGTTCGTCTTCCCGTAAAACTAATTATACAAACTTTACGAACTATAAAAGCAGTTCATTCGTTCTAAAGCAATCTTCATAGCAAATGTTCTAGTTAGATCGTCATAGAACTCATCATCGTATATCAATTCTGGCTCTTTGTCTAGCAACTCTAGTACCATTGAGATTGCGTTTCTAACTTCTTGTAATTCATGTGCTTTTTCAGGTCGGTTAATATCTGAAAACTGCAAGCACAAGTTGTTGACCATGTCTTCTGTGACTTCTATTCTTATTTTATTATCGGTCATTTAACCGTAAGAAGGATGCCCACGTTTCCAATAGAGTAACCCAGAAACATGATACCCGTTCCTACGCTCCCCTTTCTAAATTGATCTAGTGATACAACAAAATAAATAATACCTGTGACCACAACTAGCCATGCGCTCATAGTGACTCCAAGAAAGACGGTGTATGCTCGCCAATCCAAGCGCCTAGAATGTTGTAATCAAAATACTCGTATGCCTCATCTTCAGTCATGCCGTCGTGCTCCATCAGAATGTTGATGACTTTATTGGTGTCATAGCAAACTGTTGGGTGCATGAACTGATGCACTACGCCAATGATGGCGCCGTCAAAGTATGGTGGGTCTAAGAACAAAAGCTCTTCTCCGTACTGTTCTGCTATCTGATCGCGCGTCATGCAAAATCCTCCTTAGCGCCTGCGTTGTCTTTAACCAGTTTAGGACTGCCTTCTGGCCTCACTATGAGGTCGCCGAGGATAGATGATACCTGACCCTTAGCTCCGAGCTTTTCGAGCTGTGCGATCGATTTAAGGCTTTTTGGCTCGTATATTTCCTCTTCAGGAAAACCTTTTTCAATTAGCACATGGGCCGCTAGTGTTTGATCACCAATTTTGCGGTGTGTCTTTGTGGTCGTTAGCTTATAACCAGTTGGAATAACGTTATCTTTAATTGCCTTATCTAACGTATAAGCCTCTACATCATTGACCCACGTGCGTAGATTCTGCGCCTTCTCTAAGACTTGACTGATTTCTTCTTCGTCGAGGAGGGGCGGGTCTTTGAACTCGATTTTGGCGAGCTCGGTGTTGAAGTCTGCGCGCGCCCTGCACTGCGCTTTGGCACGGCAGAACTGGCACCACTCGCCCGCGAGGAACTCGCCTGCGCCGACCCACGCTTTCTTGGCTTTGGGTTTGACGTAGTAGTTTGCCCATTCGACGAGCTTGGCGATGGTCGTGCCATCGCTGCTGATAGAGTCGAGTCTTGGCTGGTGGATCGTGTAGATGACTTCTTTGATGTTTGGAAACTCTTCTTTGAACTTACTCCACGCACCAAGGGCATATAGCCTGAGTTGCGTGTTATGGAGTGCGGAAACGGCCAAGCCTTTTCCGAATTTGAGATCGTAGACCCGAATGGAATTTTTAGAAAGGATGACCACGTCTGCTGTACCAAAACCGTCAGGAACCCAGTCACTAAAGTCAACCCTTTGTTCAAATAACGGGGTATCGCCTTCACCGATTTGCGAACGGATGTAGACAACGTAGTTATCAACATAGCTTTCGAGGTCTTCGTCAAAGTACTTGCTTTCTTTAATCGTCTGTATTTCGTTGTCATACTCTTCCTGCTCCATTTGGTTGTAATAAAGTTTTAACTTGGCTTCTGCTAAGGAATGCGCCAAGGTACCCTCAGCGCTAAAATCAAATGCGTTCTCAGGGCGTTTTTGTTCGGGGAGTGTGCTCTCTAATCGTGCACTGGGTGTGCACATTAGCCATCGTTTGGAAGATGATGCGGAGAGTAGGGCGTGTGCGGTCATGTTATTCGCTTATTCAGTTGCTGTATAACTAAGTATACAAAAAAGGCCGCTTTTCTAGCGGCCCTTCGTTTCACATCATAAAATATTCTACTGCGTTATGAGACTTTTTTAAGTTCCTTGATGACCTCGTTTACGGCACCTTGGAAGTCAATTACCACGTCTGCCTTAACTTCCACCTTGTTCTCGCGGGTCTCGCGATAGTCTTGTTGGAACTGACCTCTCAAAGCGATCTCGGCTAGACGGCTGTTGTAGCTCTTGTTCTCGATGTTAGCAAGGAGCTGGGTTTCCCAGTAAGCCTGTGCATGCACCAAGGCTAGGTCTAATGCTTCAGCAAACTCAGGATGGTTTTTCTTCCATGTCTCTGCAGTGCTTTTAGAGATACCGATTTGACTCCAAATCATTTTTTGAGACGCGCCGGTCTTACCGAGCTCAATTATCTGAGCGCAGATCTCGGGCGTGCATTTTACTGATGGTTTTTTGGTGGCCATTAACAATTCCAGTTTTTAAGTGAGGCCTTGGCTCTTGTGGCTGGGCCCTTCGCTTTCTTGACAACGCCTTCCATGCGAGCGCAAAAGGATGCCTTACGGCCCTTGTCTGACTCGGTCTTTGGATGAGGTGCTGGTGCTTTTAAATTACTACCGTTCTTGCGGTTGTACTCTGCTCTTCCCTTGGCTGTCATACCCGCGCCCTTTTCGGTGGGGTTGTATGTCTTGCCTGCGCCAGTGGTTTTGTGAGCAATAGGTTTGTCATGCTTTACTGTACCACCAGACGCTTTACGTGCTGTCTTGGCTGATTCAATAAAGTCTTGTTTGCTTGGAGCGCCAGCACTGCCGACCTTGCGCATGCGCTCGCCAGAGCCGTGCTTGATACGCTCTTGTTTAGCGTGGATGTTTGCGTATAGTCCGCGTTTGGTTGCCATGTGATCTCCGTAAGTTAGGGCTGGTCTATTCCCAGCAGTCAGTCTAAGCGTCCTTAAACAAGTGCAGAGCTTTTTAAAGCCCGCTAGGAGCGCTTCACAGCGAGTCCTATATCTAACTATACAGAAATCACTTCTTTTCCGCCCTAGCTTTTTCCGCCAGTGCTTCGTTCTCTTGCTTGGCTTGTTGCACGCGCCCGAGGGCCTCGTTGACCATCATGCGTGTCATTGCGCCAGCCAATTCATGACGACGTGCTTCTCTGCGAGCTTCGCTTTCTGCTTTAGCTTGTTCGTTAGATAGCTTGTTAGCTTCCATCATTTTGTTTAATAGATCACTCACTTGCAGACTCCTTTGGCGCGCAGGTTGCGTTCTTGATTGCGGTTTCCATCGCTTGCTTGGTTGCGATCAGGCGTGGAATTTGAGCCTCGAGTTGGGTTGCGATGCGGTTGATGTAACCAACTGCTACAACGGCTGGGGTTTGGTGTGGATTGTTTAGTGCATTGAGTAAGCCGTTCCACTCGCGGATGTTCATCTCTACGGTTGCTGGATCATCATGGATATCAATTGTTTGCTCTTGTTGTTGGTCGCTCATTTTTTACCTTTCTTTACTTTGAAAAAATTGTCTCTTGCTTCTAATTTAACTGGGTCTGTGCAGTACTCATTGAGTTCAAACACGCGAGCGTGCATGTCGTTCAATTCCCAAAAACGCATCTTGGCAATCATCATCAAACCAAGGATGGTGTTACCTACTTCGTCCTCAGTCATCGGGTATTTTGCGTCGCCATGGTATT